GCTTCGGCGTGATGTTGAATTTGATATGATCCATTCGTATAATGTTTCTAACGCTACTGGCGTTCAGAACGCTAACTCTCGTGCAGCTGGTGGATATCAGTCGTTCATTAACTCAGCATCTACTTGTAACTTTGTAGGTCAGTTCGAAGCTCCTTCAGCTTCTAGCTCTAATGCTGGAACTGATGCTGACGGTACTGCTACTGTACGTGGTTCTATCAATGGTGGTACAACCGCACCTACTCGTGGTACTCTCGCTCTCACTGATATTGATGCAGTTATGCAGAAAATCTATGAGGAAGGTGGTAAGGCTACTAAGGTCATGCTATCACCAAAACTACGCCGTGACTTCTCTGACCTAATGGTTAGTGATACTGGTGTTGTACGTAATATTGATGCTGGTGGAAAACTCCGTCAGTCAGTAGACGTTTATATGTCAGACTTTGGAGATCTTATGGTAGTTCCTAACTACGTAATGGGTCTAACCAATGCTGTCGCTCTTAAGGGTGATAACGGCACAGCTTTCTCAGGCGCTGGTATTCCAGACATGAAAGACTTTGCTGCTCTTATCTATGATCCAATGTGGTTTAACGTAGCTACTCTGCGTCCTATGCAGGAAGTTGACGTAGGCCAGAAAGGTGATTCAACTGTTGGAATGATGGTTGAAGAGTGCACCCTTGAAGTACGCAACCCACTTGGTTGTGGTGCTGTTTACGGCCTTAACTAGGCTAATTGATAGGGGAGGTCTTAGGGCTTCCCCTTTCTTTTTATATAGGAGGTTGTAATGCCAAATGTTGGTAATAAAGAATTTAAATATGATAAAGAAGGAATGAAAGCTGCCAGAGAATACGCTGCTAAAACCAATAAAGAAATTCAATATAAAGCATCAGGTGGTAATGTAGCAAAATATTACAATAAAGGTGGTAGGGTTGCTGGATGCGGTCCTGCTCAAAACAAAACATAAATTATAGGAGTACAGTAAAATGCTAGTTATAAGAACAGCAAACGGGAATACTTACCCCGCAGAAACATGTGTATGGCGTACAGCAGCAGTTGCTGCAGGTGGCTATAAACTCACACACTTAGATATTAATTCACCTAACGTAGCGACTAATGGTAATCCTACGGCAGCACCAACAGGCGCAGAGTTAGGTTACATTGGAAAGTCAGGACGGTTTGTATCTTATACAGAACCTGCTTAATTAAGTAAAGAGGACACTATGGCAAAAGAAAATGAATTTACATTTCGCAGCAGCACTGTGAAAGCTAATGAAGATATTCACGCTGGTTTTGATCTCCAAACTGGAGACTGGCAAGCGCAACAAGATATAACACAATATAAAGAAAATGTAAGGTTGCAAAAAGAAAAAGAAGATTACTATGGTCGTACAAAAAACGGTTATCGTAAGATGGCAACCATTCCTGATATTGTGGCAATTAAGATTTTGGAAGAGCATCATTTAGATCTACACGATCCTAACTTTATGCGTGACCCAAATAATCTTAAAAAATTAAAAAAGATTCTTGTATCTGAATATTCTGATTTAGTAGTTAATACTTAATTAGGAGGCCCGATATGGCACTGACTTATACTCAGCTAGTGGCTCTTGTTCGGACATGGTGTAATAGAGATGAAGAAGTAGTAAGTGATGCTATTATCCAAGATGCTCTCAAGTATGCTGCAGATAAAGCATATCGAACTTTAAGAGTTCCACCATTAGAGAACGTTGCTATTTATGAGAACAGTTTGTTGACTGCAGCTACAACTTCAGCGACAAACACACAAGGTAGTATTACGGAACTTCAACTACCATACGATTTAGTAGAATTTATCCAGATTAGAGAACTTGATTCTTCTGGTATTACTACACGAGTGTTTAATGAGAAATTAGACATACGAACTTTTAATGATACGTTAAGTGAAAAGTACAGTAATTTAAACTATTGGTCACGACAACAAAATGTTGTGTTTCTAACCCCAGGGTTTGGAAATGGAGGGACAGGCCGACAAGCGAATACAATTGAACTTTACTATTACCGAAGATTACCAGCCCTTAATGCAACGTATGCAGTAACCGTTTTAAACTATAATGCAGGGTTCCTTACTACAACAGGTGGAACTACATATTTATACTTTACGACAACTGGTGGTACAGCTAATACAACAGCTTACGCAACTCAATCAGCAGCTATTGCAGCAGCTACAGGAAATATAACTGCTAAAATAAATGTGGCAGTAACCAACAGTGCCAACATAACTAATGACACTAGGTCGGGGACAGTTGTTGTTGGACAAGAATTATCAGGTACAGGTGTCGTTGCTAATACAACAACAGGTGCACCTCCAAAAGTAACTGATGCAAGTAATCAAAATAGTATAGTAGTAGATACTGCACAAACAATAGCAGATAATACAGATATAACATTTTCAAACACAACTGCAACAAAGTATGTTGGTACATCAACACCTAATTGGTTACGTGATGAAAATGAACGGATTTTATTATTTGGTGCATTAGCAGAAGTCTTTGCATATGCTCAAGATGATCAACAAGCAGCAAAATATAATCAGGCATTCCTATCAGAAATCGCAGAAGCAAATGATGAAGATGCTAAACGTAATGCTTCAGGTGGCAATTTACAAGTAAACTTTAATGGACGAGGGTTAATATAATGACTACACCAGCAAGACCTGGCTCCTTTACAGGAGCTACTGATAATGCCGCCAATGGTGGATTATTCACAGATACGCTTATTGACGGTATCCCCGATATTGTAGGAGCCGATGTAGCAGCAGCTGAAACGGCAGCAACTAACGCAGCAGCTTCAGAAGCCGCAGCATTAATATCTAAGACAGCAGCAGAGACAGCTAAGACAGCAGCAGAGACAGCTAAGACAGCAGCAGAAACAGCTGAGGCAAATGCATTAGTATCTAAAAATGCTGCTGCTAATAGTGCTAGTACGACAGCAGCTGATGCTAATACAGCAACAACAAAAGCTGCAGAAGCATTACAAAGTGCAAGTGATGCAGAAGATGAAAAAGATCTTGCTCAAGGTTTTGCAACGACAGCTTCAACACAAGCATCAAATGCAACAACACAAGCTAACTCAGCACTTTCTTCAGCTTCTAATGCAAATACCAGTAAACTTGCAGCAAATACAAGTGAAACTAATGCAGCAGCTTCGGCTACTACGTCTTCAAATTATGCAATTAAAATAGATGGTGTAGTACCAAGTACTTCTGATCATTCATCTAAAGCATGGGCAATAGGTGGTACAGGTATAACAAATACAGCAGGTAAAGGACCAGCTAAAGATTGGGCTATTAAAGCAGAAGATAGCACAGTTGATGGGACTAATTATTCTGCATTACACCATGCTGAAAAAGCTTCTGATTCTGCAGCTGCTGCATTATCATCTAAAAACTCAGCAACCACATCAGAAGCAAATGCTCTTCAAAGTAAGAACGATGCAGTTACAGCTAAGACAGCAGCAGAGACAGCTAAGACCGATGCAGAGACAGCTAAGACCGATGCAGAGACAGCAGAAACTAACGCAACAGCTTATGCTGTAAAAGTAAACGGTGTTGTACCAAGTACTTCAGATTACTCATCTAAAGCATGGGCTGTAGGTGGTACAGGTGTAGATCAAGCTTCAGGTGGTGGTAACGCTAAAGACTGGGCTACTGAAACAACAACAACTGCTGATAACACAGAGTACTCGGCTAAAGAATACGCTGTTGGTATACAGGCAGGAAATACTAATGGTTCTGCTAAACAATGGGCCTTGGGTGGTGGCAACTTTTCTATGTCCACAGCAGTGACAGGATCAGGCGGTACAGCACAATATTCGGCTAAGTACTGGGCAGATCAAGCAGCTAGTAGTGTAGCTAACTTTGATGAAAAATATTATGGCAATTATGCAACCGATGCATTAGCAGAAAATGCACATGAAGCAGCAGGTAAAACAGTAACAGTAGGTGACTTGTATTATAACACAACAGATAGTGCAGTTAAATATTGTACAGTGGCTCCTTCAGGCACAGGCGCACCTGTAGGTACGTGGTTGCCTGTTCAAGCAACAGATACCAGTAGCTTTGCGACAAATGGTTTTTCAATTGCAATGTCAATTGCATTATAGGAGGTCTTTATGGCACAAAATTTTAGAAGATATGTTGAAAAGTCCATTGGAAACACTGCAGCTAGTCTTCCTGACAGCGGTAATTTCGACTCATACGACACAATCGTAGGAATAAACTTAGCAAATAGACTTGCTCAACAGATTACAGTATCAGTATATATGTTAGCTGGAGGAGTACCAGACAATTTAGCTAATCGATACTATATTGTAAAAGATGCACCGATTCCAGCAGGATCAACACTTCAGGCATTAGATGGTGGTGCTAAAATTGTAGTACAATCAGGGGATAGGCTTTGGATTGTATCTGACACTGCAAGCTCACTTGACGCTTGGGTATCTGCTGTTGACGCTATTAGTACATAGGAGGATTAGTTATGGGTTACATTGGTAATCAATTTAATAGTAATTTTTCTTCTCTAGCTAAACAAGATATTACAGGTAATGGTGGTACGGGATATACGTTAAGCACAGCAGTAGCAAACGCTAATGAAATAGAAGTATTTGTGAACAATGTTAGGCAAGAACCTGGAGTTGCTTATAACGTAGCTAACACAACACTTACCATGACAGGTAACGTAGTAAGTACAGATGACTTTTATGTAGTGTATCAAGGTAAAGCAGTTCAAACAACTACTCCTTCACCAGCATCGGTGACAGCAGCAATGCTTGCTCAAGGTGCTGCAGGGTCATACCTTGGTGACGCTACACAACTCGGTAACATTATTAGAGTACATGAGAAAGAACTAAACACTTCAGTAACAGTAGCCGCAAACACTAATGGTATGTGTGCTGGTCCATTAACCCTAGCTTCAGGAGTCGTTATCACCGTTAGTGCTGGTGCGACATTGGTGGTAACATGAGTACAGTACATTGTAATACAATACAGACTAGTTCTGGTGGTCCTGTTGCGTTAACTAAGCAAAGTGCGGCGAAGGCTTGGTGTCAACATGCGGGGTCAACGCCTTTGGGTTCATTCAATGTTGCAAGCCTCACGGACAATGGAACTGGAAATATGTCATGCACTTATACTAATGCAATGAGTAACGCCTTATATGCTGCAACAATGAGTGGTGCTACAACTGGTTTTTTTATAGCTGCTTACAATGATGGGCAAGTAACTACAACTAAATTTAATAACACTTGCTGGAATTATAATGGCGCATCATTAGCTGATCCAGACCACGCTATGACTATAATTGCAGGAGACTTAGCATGAGTGAGATAAAAACAGATAAGCTTTCTGGCACTGCTGCAGTTGCTAATGTAACTGTCACTGATGGTTCTGTAACTATGAAACTACAAGATGGTTTAGCAAAAGTTGGAATTTACTATGACCTCACTAATAATACCAACCAACAATCATGGAATGTAACTAGTATTACAGACCACGGAACAGGAAACCAGCAAATATTTTATGCTAATAACATGACTGGTAATGCTGTATCTGTTTACATGTCATCTAATGGATATGCTGGATGTGGTGAGATATTTGGAAGTGGCAGTAATTCGCATTATCAAAGAATAAGAGATGCATCGGGTAATTTAGTAGACTCAACCCAGACCTGTAGTTCAACACACGGAGATCTAGCATAATGGCAAATGGAAAAATAAAAGCAGATACGCTAGAGCATAGTACCGTTGGGTCACTTGATACGCAATATATTGTAAAGGGAAGTGCGAAGGCTTGGTTAAAACATCATTCAGGTACTGCTGTTATTTACGACAGTTTTAACCATTCAAGCTTAGTAGATATTGGAACTGGTCGAAATAAATGTAATTTAACAAACGCAATGTCAAGTGGAAACAATTCTTGCACTGGCTCTGATGAGGCTGGAATAACTTTAATTAGCAATCAAATTACCATGACAGCATCCCTTTATACTTCAGACCACATCTCTACGGGAGGTAGCTGGCAAGACGCAGGAAATTGTTCTACTCAAATGTGTGGAGATCTAGCATAATGAAGACACCAGAATTTCAAGGCACACACTTATGGGATAGGCTCTGTTGGGCAAAAGAAAACCTAGATGGTGTGCAATCAGATTATCGGGTTGTCTATGAGGACAGCATTGACGAGTGCGCTAAGATACTTGTACCAGATCCTAATTGGATGGCTTGCGCTTTACAAGGCAATATTCTTCCACCTGTATGGGTATACTGGGAGTTAGCCAAAGATGAAGCAGAAGAAGGGTTTACTAAACATACTCGTGGAAATTTATTGCACGAAACAAATCCTATAGGTCCAATGACAGAAGAAGAGGCGATAGAATATCTTATAAAGAAAGATTGTCCTCCAGATGTGTGGCAAACATATAACGAAGGTAATCGTCAAAAGATGGTTATCTGTAAGAAAAAACAATTACCTAAAACTAGAGAGTGGCGAAATGCTTGGAAAATCAACCAAGATTTGCTTGCCGCATAGGAGAAATTAATGGTAGATACATATATTAAAGTAGGTGATCAGACTCCTCTTGCGAGTTCTGTTACTAAACCTGCAGATCGTAGCTTTCGTGACGCTTGGGTTCTTGATAGTGATAAAAAAGTAATCAGTGAAGACGTTGCAAAAGCTAAAGATATGTTTAAAGATAAAATCAGAGAGGTGCGTAAACCACTTCTTGAAGCAGAAGATGTAACGTATATGAAAGCTTTAGAAGCTGATGATGCTTCTGCTAAGACTGCAAGTGTTAATAAAAAGAAATCTCTTAGAGATGCACCTGCAGCTTCAGCTATCAGTAGCGCAGATACAATTACAAAGCTAAAGGCAGCGTGGGATACATCATTGCTTGGTGATAGCCCTTACTAATAGGAGGCTATGATGGCATTAAGTAAAATACGAAGTGATAGCATGACTGATGTTGCTATCCAGAGTAATAGAAATCTTATAATTAATGGTGCGATGAACGTATCTCAACGAGCTACTTCAGTTGCTAGTATTACTACATCAGACTATCGAACATTAGACAGATTTAATCTTCTTGTTGAAAGCATTGGCACTTGGACAATGAGTCAGGATACAGATGTTCCTACAGGTCAAGGTTTTGCTAAGTCTTTAAAAATAGATTGTACAACTGCGGATGCTTCTCCAGCAGCAGCTGACCGAATGTTCCTTAGACAAAATCTTGAAGGACAAGACTTGCAACGTATGAAAAAAGGTACGGCTAATGCGGAATCTGTGACCTTATCTTTCTGGGTAAAAGCCACAAAGACTGGAACACATGTTGTTAATCTTCTTGACCTAGATAATTCAAGAATGATTTGCAAAACCTATACAATTTCAACAACTAACACTTGGGAAAAACAAGAGATAGTTTATACGGGTGACACGACTGGTGCATTTGACAATGATAATGCGGGAAGTCTGCAACTTGAGTGGTGGCTTGCAGCTGGCACAAACAGTACTAGCGGAACGCTTCAAACTACTTGGGGAAGTCTCGTAGCAGCTAATCGTGCGGTTGGACAAGTAAACACTGCTGATAATACAAATAACAATTGGGCTATTACGGGAGTTCAATTAGAAATCGGAAATGTAGCTACGCCGTTTGAGAATGAAGACTATGGAACTACGTTATACAAGTGTCAACGGTACTATGAAGAATGTAGATTGTATGCGCTTGCATACCATTACAATGATACAACAAACGCAAGCGACCAAACAGGGTCTTGCGTTAATTATTCTGCAACAAAAAGAGCCACTCCGACAATAGCATATCTTACTGGATCTGGAATGACAGGTTTAAATTTTACAAATTCTGACCAAAATGGCACTGGATTTTATAAAACTGCTTCGTTTGGGGCTGGCTGCAATGCCTTTGTTAGCGCAACCTCGGAGTTATAAATGGACATTAAAAACGCAAAATATTATCAGGGTATTAAAATAGACAGTGATAACAAATTAATTAATGATGGCGTAAATCAAGGAGTTGTAGCTACCATAAATAACGTCCAAATGTGGGTTCCGCTTGATCCAGACAATGCAGAATATGCAGAAATTCTACGCCAAGTAGAAGCCAAAGAACTAACAATAGAGGAGGCTGACTAATGCCATATGTAGGCAAACAACCCCTCGCAGGGGACTTTAAAAAACTAGGCGCACTCACAGCGTCTGCTACAGCTACGTATGCACTCACTTACAACAGTGCTGCATTTACACCAGCCAACGCAGAGTCTTTGATTGTATCTCTTAACGGTGTAACACAAGCACCTAATGACGCTTATAGTGTCAGTGGTAGTAACATTGTGTTCGCCTCTAATCTTTCTTCTTCAGACAGCATTGATTATATTCTTGCGCTAGGAGAAGTAGGTAATAGTACAGTACCAACAGATAATTCAGTTACTACAGCAAAGCTTAGTAGCACTATCAGTCGTGGTGGTGCAGCTAATATTCGTGTTAACCCTAACAGCCTAACAGACAATACAACGATTGCTAGTGGTGAGAACGCTCTTGTAGCAGGACCATTTACACTTGCAGCTACGTTGACAGTCAACGGCACATTTACGGTGGTGTAGTATGAGCAAGTTATATGTAGATGAATTACATCCAAAGACCAGTGGTAGTCAGGTACTTATGCCAACTAAACCAGCGTTTTCAGTAAAAGGTTCAAATGCTGGCTGGACATCTGTTACAGACGGTAACCGAATTGTTATTGCTTTAGATGTAGCTAGTATAAATATTGGCAATCACTTTAATACAAGCTCATACACATTTACCGCCCCCGTAGCTGGTTTATACCAGTTCAATGGAATGGGCTATGTTAGAAATAATAGCGGTACAGGAAGTGATTCTGGTACATATGGATACGTGCAGTTAAGAAAAAACGATTCAACTGCTAACGAAGTAAGCACTTTGTCTTGTATATTCGGCTATCTAAACAATGGTGATGCTGACCAAGTGCATACTGTTGCTGGTATAATGTCACTTGCTGTTGGGGATGAAGTTACAATGCACCTTTTAAGTGAAGGTGGTGGGACAAGCGACTATTATGGTGCAGGATGTGGTCTTTCGGGCTACTTAATAGGATAGGAGGAAGACATGGCTTCAATTATAGGAGTGGAAACCCTCCAACATACTAACGGTACTACAGGCATTACTATTGATTCTTCCGGTAGAATTAAAGCACCTCAAACTCCCTTGTTTATGGCATTTTGTGTAACTCCTTATGCTATGACGCAAACTTATACAGAATTAGTTTATAGCCAAGAAGATGTAGACATTGGTGGGCATTATAATAATTCAAATGGAAGATTCACTGCCCCAGTAACAGGGCTTTATGAATTTGCTTATGCCTCTATAGGAATGCAAAATGCGACAACGTATAGATATAGACTAAGAATAAATGGTGCTGACCCTGCTAGTGGTGGCGTTTATGAACAGAGATTAGATAATGGTGATTCTGGAGGGGCTGCATACCCTCACAATAATGAATACTGTGTTTACGTTCAATTAACAGCAGGACAATATGTTAGTGTTTTTCATAGAGTTGATAGCGGTAGTGTAAACGGGTATGCGGATGCTGCTTATAGATATGTATACTTTCGCGGAAAGTTAATAGTATAGGATAGGAGATACACATGACAAGTATATTAAAAGTAGATTCTATCGCACATAGTAACGGCACTACAGCGGCTACGATTAGTAGCAGTGGTGAAACTACGTTTTCAAAAGCAGTTACAAATATAAACCCAAAGCTAGTCGGCAGTGCTGTTAGTTTGAATACTTTATCACACAAAGACTTTACAATACCATCAGGAACAAATAGGTTCACCATAACGCTTGATGCAGCCGAAGGGCCAAGTAGCGGGTATCTAACTGCAAGGCTAGGAACCTCTGGCGGTATTATATCAAGTTCAAGCTACTTGACACATAATGCTAATTTCCAATCTTCTAGTGCTGGATATGGTTCTACTTCAGGAGAT